CCCAAAACCATGTCCGCTGAGTTATTGCAGGGTCTTGGTATGGCTGACGACAATTTGTTATACAAAGTTTTAAACACACAACTTGGCGAAGGTGCAGCCGCAGGTTTAATTGCGGAGCTTTTAGCAAGCGGTGATAAAGAAGACACAAGAACGGCATTTGAAAAACGACCATATGCTGGTGGTTTGCAATATGGTAAGCTTGGTGGCATAAATTACAATCAAGGTGGTTTAGTCCAGTATTTTAACCAAGGCGGTGCGATGGATAATTATCCAGAGAATCCTCCTAGAAGAGATGGACCTATTAATCCATATGAAGGATCTGGAACCAAAGACGATGTACCAGCACTATTAACGGCTGGTGAGTTTGTAATGACCCGTGATGCTGTTAAAGGCGCTGGCGGTGGGGATTTAGATCAAGGTCTTAATCGAATGTACAGTATGATGGATAAATTTGAGGGGATGGCATAATGTCTACACAAACAGTAGAAACCGTAAATCGTCTTGCCCCCTACCTTGAAGGGTTAGAAAAACGCCTCCTTGGAACAGCATTCGGTGAGTTTGACTCATCTGGCGGTCAAACTTCACAAGGTCTTCTTGACACCCCTATTGCTCTACCGCAACAGCAAGTTGCTGGGCTTGATCCCCTGCAACAACAAGCCCTTAACATGGCTCCGGGTATGGTTGGCTCTTACGCTCCATTTATGCTGGGTGCTTCAGGGCAAACGCTAGGTGGGCAGGCGGCTCTTTCTGCTGGCCTTGGTTCTTTAATGAATTTGCCAGCTACGGCTCAACAATACATGAACCCATACCAGAGCAATGTTATTAATGAAATAAATCGTCAAGCGGCTATTGAACAAAACAAACTAGCAGGTTCGGCTGTTGGCGCAGGGGCTTTCGGTGGTTCTCGTCAAGGTGTGCAGGCCGCTGAGTCAGAAGGCCGTAGACTAGCCGCTGTAGGAGAAGCGCAGCGTAAAGGTTATCAAGATGCAATGAATACCGCACAAAAGTCCGCTCAACTTATGGGTGGAATTGGACAGGCATATGGGCAATTGGCTGGTACAACAGCGGATATTGGGCGTGTGCAGTCAGAGCTTGGCAGGGCTGATCTTGGTATGCTTACACAAATTGGCGATATTGGTCGCAATCTTCAGTCACAACAGCTTGAGGCTCAAAGACAAAATCAGTTAGCATCAGCGCAAGAGCCATTCACACGCCTTGAAATGGGGCAGTCTTTGTTAAAAGGCATGCCTAGTGCTGGTCTATCGTCTACGTTTAAATCAGCCACAACCCCGGCAACCAATCCTTTCTTAGCAGGTGTGGGCGCGTATACTGCCTTGCAAGGCATTAAGCCAACTGGCAGCGCATAGGAGAGCTTAGATGGCTCAAAATCAAACACTACCTTTAGGCTCTGGTTTAGGGGCAATCAGAGCGCCTTCTCTGCAAGGTGATGCAAACGAAGCGGCATTTCGTAAGGATGCGGCAAGCGGTGGTATACTGGGTGAATTATTGGGCATGTACCCTACTCAGACTGAAGCAATTAATGCAAGAAAGTCTGCTCAAGCGGGGATTCTTGAGGCTATAAAAAATCTTACAAGCGGATCTGGGTCAATGGGTTCTGGATTGTTGAATGCTGTTGATAGCCCAGATAGCTTGTCTGTAAATCGTTCTTTGGGTGCGCTTGGAGATTTTGATGCAATTGCAAAGTCAATACAAAATACGCTTGAGCCTAAAGTGGCTGGAGGGGATCAAGCAAGTTCTCTTGATATATTTAATCCAGATTTATCTACTGGAGGCATAGGCTCTGAAAGAATGCCTCTCACTGGCAGAGGAGATCAGCCGGGTGATGCAACTTTTGGTGGCACAATACCAGAATCAAGAGATCCGAACCTAGATGTTGACATTGGAGCCGCTGGTCTTGGCGTAGAGCCTCCTGCTGGCACTGAAGGATCTACTCCGTCCACAGCAACCACTGGCGGCGCTGGTAGCGGCGAAGAGGCTGGTGGACTTGGTGAGGCTAATGCAGGTCAAGGTCTTGTGTTTAGTGGCTCATCTCAAGGCGCTGGAGATCCAACAAAAACACCAAAATCTGCGTTTGAAGCTGGTCTTGTTGAGGCCATGAAAGATTATGAAGATGCTCAAGCTGGAGAAGACACTGGCACTAAAGATATTGATTACTATAAACAAAAATTTTCGGAAGCCACTGGCATAGACACATCTGGACAAGTAGATAAATCACAGGCTTTAATGGCTTTTGGATTGGCTCTTATGCAAAACAAAGCTGGTAAAGGATTTAATGTTGGCAATATATTAAACGCAGTTGGAGCGGCTGGTGAAAAAGCGCAACCACTATTAGCTAAAGCTCAATCAGAGGCTCGTGCTGCTCAGTTGGCTGGTGGTAAATATGCTCTTAATCAAGTCGCAAAAGATGAGGCTGATAGAAAATCGTCCATAACCGCAGCGCTTCAAAGAGTTCAAACTCTTCAAGATAAAGCTATAGATGCTCAAGATAAAGTTAATCTTGAATTGTTAAAAGGACGATTAAAAGCACAACAGGAAAGAATAAAAGCAGAAGGCGCTGTAAGAAAAGCTGCGGCTGAAAAGGGCGATCCTGATTTATATTTAGAAAAAACAGAATCTCTTCCATTGTTTGATGACGCTCCAGATGCCTTTAAAATAACAGCTTTTTTACAAGCTCCAAATGTTGATAAAGATATACCAGTCAAGCTAACAAATGGCTCTGTAGCTGGTTTAAGAGCGCAATTTAACGCATCTGAGCGAGCTTTAAACAAGGCAGAAGACGAGCTTACAAAATTAACAGGTATAGTTTCAAAAGATGGAATTACCACACAACAACAAATCGCTTCTTATATAAATAGTTTTGGAAGAGGTTTTGGTATAAATGTAGATCAATCCTTAGATCCTGTAGCAGAAGCAAAAATCATTCTTGAAAGAATAGCAACACAACAGGCTCCTGAAATACTTGGAGAGTCTGGTAAAACAATTTCTGATGCTGACAGAGAGAGAGTGACTAGAATTGTTGGAGATATTGGACTTTTAGCAAAAGCAGATCCTCAAGTTGTTATGACAAAATTAAAGTCTGTTTATGGACTTATTGTAGAGTCTGGCAGAAACAATTTAGATACAGCTTATAACAAACTTCATGCTATGGGATATGACTACGGACCTTTTGCACAACAACAACAGCAACCAGACCAGCCTTCAAGTGGTGGATTTACGCCAAGCGATCAGCAACAGAAAATTCTAGGCAAATACGGAATTTAAAAAGGCATATAATATGGCAAATATGGAACAGCTTGTTAATGCGTTGCAAAAAGCAGATGCTGCTGGAAACACTCAAGACGCTCAAGCTATTGCTGAAATGATTAAAGAAGCGAGAGGTCAACAACAACCATCACAGTTTGTTGGCAGACGCAGATCATTTGATGATATAACATCAGCGATAGAAAGCAGAGATAAAGACGAACAATTGTTCGATACTAAGTCTGGTATTAAAAATGCTGGATTTCGTGCTGCTCTATCTGTTGCTGAAACAATACCAGAAGAAGATGCTATTCTTAAAGAACGATACGGCTTTGGAGAAGGTGACTTTACCCGTGATAAACGTGGTAGGCTTGTTGTTACTAGGTCTGGAGGGGAAAAGCTAGGTCTTGATTTGAGCAGAGACACATTAATGGATGAAGAAGGTTTCTCCCGTTATGATTTTGTTGATTTAGCTGGGATTCTGCCAGAAGTTGTTGGGGGTGTCGGTGGGGCTATAGCTGGAATACCTCTTGGACCTGCTGGCATTATTGGTGGTTCTGTTCTTGGAGCTATGGGCGGCGCAGGGGCTGAAGAAGCTGGCGAAGCGTTACTTGGAGTTTCCAAACAAACTGGGTCAGAAATAGCAAAGGACATAGCCGTTGAAGGCGCTATTACGCTTGCTGGAGAACTTACATTTGGTTTAGCTGGAATGGCTTTTAGAGCGGGTCGCAAAGGGCTTTCTGTGAAAAAATTACCAGACGAAGATGTGACAGCAATTGGTGAGGCTCTTACATATAAAATAAAAGATCCAAAAACTGGTGAGTTAATTGATGTTCCAATAACTCCAGAAGCTGGCGCTGTTGGTGCGCCCGGTCTTATTGCAAGACAATTTAAAATTATGGAAAAAGTTATTGGATCTTCTGATCGTTTAAAAAATAACTATGATAATATGGGAAAAATTTTAGATGATTTTAGGGGCAGGTCTAACGCTACTAAAGCCTCAACAACAGAGGATACTGGCGAGGCAGTCCTTGACTCTGTTTTTAATGCGAACCAAGCATTAATCGCTAGTGAAAAGGCTGCAAGAGAGGCCGTGGTTAAAACCTTGTCTGGAGCAACAGATCAGTTTATGACAGCAGCTTCAAAAGGAGTTGATGTTGATGAAGAGGCTTTTAAAATACTTGCCGATGCCAGCAAGGGATTTGATGAAATTGCCGCTACTAAGTTTAGTCAAATAGAAGATTTGGTTGGTTCCGTGACAGGAACAAAAGAGTTTATTAACACATCAACATTAAAAGACATATCTAAACGTCTTGAAGGTGAATATGGGGCTTCCATAGCTGCGTCAAGGTCTACGTCAGAATCAGTTAGAGAGAGCGTAGCTGGCGATGTTTCTGCTATTATTAACGGTATTAATAGTCTCGGTAACAAAACAGGTTTCTTACAGCTTTATAATTTACGCAAAGCGTTGAATGATGGGAAGATGGCGACTAACTCCACTACTGGAGTTAGAGAAATACAGAAATCCATTGATGAAATTGACCGAATGCTTGAACCCAAAATGTTAGATTATTATGCGACAGGATCGGCTGGCGCTCTTGATGGTCAGGCGTTAGACACTTTGCAATCAGCGGCTTCTAGTTTAGGAGCAGCTCGTGGGTTTTTTAAAGATGGTCAAACAGCCATTGATAACTTGCAAGATGCAATAAGGATTAAAGATTTAGCTCAACGTGCTAGAGATGGAACTATACCACCAAATGTTGATTTTTTGTCTACCCTTGTTAAAAATGGTAAGCCTGAATCATTAAAAAGAGCAATTAAAGTTGTTGAAGATTTTGGCGGGACTGGACAAGCCGAACAATTGCGCGGGTTAGTTGCAACTCGGTGGTTACAAGAGGCGTTAAAAAGAACAATGCCTGATGGTGTTGACGCAGCTTCCTTTTCTGGCAAATCTTTTGCCAAATCAATTAATGATTTAGGCAAAACTGCTGATGTATTATTTGGCGGTCAAGTTGGACAGGTTCGCGCTTTATCTAAACAAATAGAAAAAGCATCTTCATCAAACATGACAGAAGAAGCTATTCTTAGAGCCGTTCAAGAGGGCGGAGGTGAAGCTGGTGGGGTTGCAGGAATACTAAGATCTGTAAAAGAACAGCAAGACGCTTTAAATCAATTCACAACTGACAGAACATTAAGAAAATTATCTTCTGGCAATATGACTGCAATTGAAGCGGCAGAGTATGTTGCAAGCCCTAAGTCACAACCAGAAACAATTCGATCTGTTTTAAATATGTTAAGACAGCGAGGAGATGATGAGGCTTTAGATAAGGTTCAATCTTTTTACATGAATAATGTTCTTAAAGATTTTGGTGCAGATACCTTTGTTGATGGAAATTCAATTAAAACATTTGCAAAGAACTTCAATGAAGCTGGCAAGAGCGGAAAATTTAGAATAATTTTTGGTCAACAAATGGGTAAGGACATGGAAAAGTTTGGTCGTGTTCTTGCCGTTAACGCTAAAACAGCACAAGGCGGCGATCTTGTGGCTGCCAACATTGCTGCCAGTCCGTTAAATAATCTTGGCAAAATATTTAAATATGGTTTGTTTACAAGATTTTTAACTTCGGCTCCGTATTATAAACAAGTCCTTAACCAGTATGAAGCTCTTTCAGGAACCTTGCCGCCAAAGAAAAAATCAGAAATTCTTGGCAAAATAATGAGTCAATTGTTTGTACAAACACCTGGACAACTTACACAAGAGGCTGTCAATGAGGGAAACAGACAAATTAATGCGTTAATGGATAACACTCAAGTTGGTCAACAATTGTCCGCAATCCAAAACCAGATGAATCAGCCAAACGCAGCATCTAGTCTTGGAGGGGTAAACGTGACACAACCAACAGCCCCAGCAGGAACCAGTACAATTCGACAACAGGCAGCGGCTAACCCCGGTGTAGCTCAAGCCTTGGGCATTAGAGGCCCAACGGCAGGTCTGTTAGGAACAGGAAACCCATAAGATGAACAAAGATAGATTACGCGAAGAAATAGCCGAGGATGAGGGCTGCAAATACGAGGTGTATTTGGATCATTTAGCACTGCCAACCTGTGGTGTGGGTCACTTGATCACTGAGCATGACGAAGAATATGGCAAACCAGTCGGCACTGTTGTTGAGCAGGAACGAGTTAGAAACTTATTTTCTTTAGACATTGCTGTAACGATTGACGAGTGCAAAGTATTGTACCCAGACTTTGATGACTTTGACGAAGAGCTACAACATATATTGTGCAACATGATGTTCAATATGGGTCGGCCTCGACTGTCAAAATTCGTTGGTATGAAAGCTGGAGTTGATGCTCGTGATTTCAACGAAGCAGCCGACCAGATGGTAGATTCCAGGTGGTACACGCAAGTCCCCAACCGAGCTAGACGTTTGGTAGATCGGATGAGGGCGCTTGCTGACTAACTGTTTTGTGGTTTGATATTTGTAATTTGCATACGTTGCAGATTGCTATGTCTTTACTATAGTCCACTGCGCTTCTGCACTTAGGGCATTGCCCTGCTTCTATAAGCCTCTGCATTTGGCCTTTTTCATTCATGCGGCTGAACCTATGCCAGCGTTCACTTCATTAGGGTAACGCTCTTTATAGGCATCAAAAACAAGCTTTGAAATTTGTTGTGATACTTTGCGGTGGTCTTCTGTAGACAGCTTCACAAGCTTTTTATGTGTGGCAAGGTCTACAGCAACTGACTTGTATTGTTTCGTATCAGTCATTATAATACTCCCATGAATTAACAACTATGGGCATATATTAGCATGTATAACTACAAACGCAAAGCGAACAAATTCGGTGCAAAGAAAACAACCTTTATGGGCATTAAGTTTGACTCCAAGTGGGAAGCAGAGCGATGGGGTGAGTTAACTTCTATGGAAAAGGCTGGTTATATAACAGACTTGCAGAGGCAAATCCCATACGAAATTGTGGTTAACGATCAAAAAATTTGTAAATATATAGCTGACTTTAAATATAATAAGGTAGATGATTACGGTAGCCTTGAAGAAGTTGTTGAGGATGCAAAGGGCGTGGAAACCGCTGAATTTAAACTCAAAAAGAAACTCATGAAAGCCGTTCATGGAGTTGAGATTTACCTGTCAAAGAAAAATAATAACAATTTTCTCAAAATCCCCTTGACTTGAAAAGATTGCATGCTTATCTTCCAGTTATGTTTAGCGACATTAAGTGAAGGAGAAAGCAATGAACGCTATTAATCTGCATAATGATCTGACTGCTTTGTTTGACAAGCGTGAAGATCTCAAATCAAAAATTGATGATCTGCAAAAAGAATTGAAGATCGTTAATAACTCCCTCAAAGATCAGTTTGAAGAGACTGCCAAGATGCAACTTGCTCAAGACGGCAAGGATTTTGGTCAGACTACAATGAACAATGGTGACTTCAAAGTTACTGTTGATTTCCGCAAACGTGTGATTTGGGATGAGAATATTCTGTTGCGCGTTTTGAACTCTTTGGATGAAGACACTGCAAAGCATTTGGCTACGGTCAAATACAGCGTAGCTGAAGCAAAGTTTCAGAATGCTACACCAGATCTGAAAGCAGCATTATCAGAGGCTCGTACTGTAGAGTTACAAGGTGTGTCTGTAGACATGAAAAGAAGGGAGGAAGGTTAATGCTAAAAATAATTAGCGCAGAAGAAAGGCTTGCCGAAAAACGTGGTCACAAGATTGTGATTGGCGGCAAGTCAGGAGTGGGGAAGACTTCACTGGTGCGTACCTTGGACATGAGCAAGACATTGTTCATGGACTTGGAAGCCGGTGATGCCGCCATCGAAGGGTGTAAGGTTGATGTAATCAGGCCGCGTACTTGGCAGGAGTGCAGAGACTTTGCATGCTTCCTTGGTGGGGGCAACCCTGCATTGAGTGAGGACTCACCATACTCAATGGCGCACTATGAGTATGTGTGTCAGACATATGGCGATCCAGATACTCTGTTAAGCAAATACGATACAGTCTTTATTGACAGTATTACTGTAGCTGGTCGGCTTTGCTTTTCGCATAATCAAAATTCACCAGAAGCTAGATCAGATCGAACAGGCAAGCTTGACACTCGTGCAGTGTACGGCGCTCAAGGCCGTGAGATGATGGCATGGTTAACACACCTTCAACATATCCGTGAGAAGAACGTGATCTTTGTAGGCATCCTTGATGAAAAGACGGATGACTATGGACGTATCACTTACGACTTGCAGATTGAGGGTGCAAAGACTGGGCGTGAGTTGCCCGGAATTGTGGACGAATTAATCACAATGACAACACTCACCGCTGATGATGGCACGTTATTTAGAGCCTTTGTCTGCGACACACTAAACCAGTGGGGCTACCCTGCTAAAGATAGAAGCGGCAGACTTGACGCTGTTGAAGAGCCGCATCTTGGTAAGTTGCTTGAAAAAATGTCTGGTCCAAGGCCAGAGGCAATGAACTTTGTAAATCCAAAAACGGTCAATAATAAAGAAGAGGAAAACGTAAATGCTTGACCTAAACAACGTACCACCAATGGAAGGTGGAAGTGGAGACTTTGAACTTATGCCTGATGGAACTGTAGTAAGCGGTATTATTAAGCTGACTGGCGGTGACATGGAAATCCCTGAGTATGGTGCTGGCACCTACTTTAAGTCTTCTCAGACAACAAGCGCAAAATGGTTGCCGATTGAAATGACTATTGTCGGTGGCAGCTTTGACAAGCGCAAGGTCTGGCAGAACATTTTTGTTGATGGCGATGCCAAGGACGAGAATGGTATGTCAAAAGCTAAGAAGATCGGCTTGAATACTATCAAGCAGATGGTTGATAGTGGTTTTGGTATCTCACCAAAAGATGAGAGTGAAGACGCTAGGGCAAAACGTGCGTCTATCCAAGGCATCCATATGATTAATGGCATGACGATCTCCTGCACTTTGGGTATTGAGAAAGGTCGTGATGGTTATCCTGATCGTAATAAGATCAAGACAGTCTTGACACCAGACTCTCCAAATTATATCCAGAGTACAGGACAGGCTGCACCTGTCGCGCAAGCGCCAGTTGCACAAGCACCAGTGGCTCAACCCCAACAAACTGTACAATCGGGGGTGGCACCATCATGGGCGCGTTAGAGACACTGTGGCAATTTATTAGCGGCAAACCTTCACAGGTCGCTAAATCCAGTACGGGGGGCGCTGGAGCCGTAAAGCCCCCCATTCTCGACACTAAGTTTGAAGATGGTGTTCCACCATATACAACTCATTCTGTTGATGATGTTCCTAGCTTTTGTCGGAAAAGTTTTAAAATGATTTCTCGTAAGAAGGGAGCAACAATTGACGAAATACACACGGTTGTCGGTAAAAAAAGGGACTCTATTTATAATCATGTCTACATGATTAAGCAGTCTGGTTATAATGTTGTGAAGACTTACGAGAAATCGTCAGGCACTCACAGATATAAACTAGGCTAGTACGATGATCCTCCGTGAGTATCAGAAAGTCGCTGTAGACGATGCTTCTGATGCACTGGATAAGCACGGTAACACTTTAGTCGTTGCACCAACCGGGGCTGGAAAGACAATCATGCTTTCTGCCTTGGTTGGCAAACGTCACAAAGGTTCACAAAATGTGCTTGTGCTACAGCATCGTGACGAACTCGTTTCACAGAACTCCAATAAATTTCACCTTGTAAACCCATCCTTGAGAACCAGTGAAGTAAACGCTGCATCTAAGGATTGGTCAGGTGACGCTGTATTTGCAATGGTGCAAACGCTTTGCCGCGAGAAAAACTTGGATAATATGCCCAAAGTTGATCTGATCGTGGTTGACGAAGCGCATCATACCATTGCGGAAACATATCAACGTATCATTAACGCCGCAAAGAAGGCTAATGAGGGGGTTCAGATCGTTGGCTTTACCGCTACCCCCAACAGAGGCGATAAGAAGGGCTTGCGGGACGTATTTACGAACTGTAGCCACCAGATAGAAATTTCCACGTTAATTCGTGAAGGGTTCCTTGTACCGCCAAAGACATATGTAATTGATGTTGGTGTGCGAGATGAACTGCGTCAGGTACGCAAAACCATATCCGACTTTGACATGGCTCAAGTTGAGCGGATCATGAACCGCCGCGCTATTAACAAGCGTGTAGTTGAAGAATGGGATGATAAAGCTGGTGAGCGTCAAACGATTGTATTCTGCTCGACTGTGCAGCATGCCGAAGATCTATGCGAAGAATTTGTGGCTTACGGTATTGAAGCCGCAACAGTTACAGGTGACACACCAAAACATGAACGCGAACAAATCCTTCATGATCTAAGCACTGGATATGTTCAGGTAGTTGTTAACGTGGCTGTACTGACAGAAGGCTTTGACTCACCACCTGTATCCTGCATCGTGTTAACCAGACCATGCTCATACAAAGCAACAATGGTTCAGATGATTGGTCGTGGTTTACGCACTGTAAATCAAGATGAATTTCCAGGTGTCGTAAAGTCCGACTGTATCGTAATGGACTTTGGTACGTCTGTGTTAACGCATGGATCACTTGATGATGCTGTTAATCTGGATGGGAGTCAAAATGATGATGCCCAAGGCGATGCTCCAGTAAAGATATGCTCTAACTGCGATGCTGAGATACCGTTGAATGTACGCGAGTGTCCTATTTGCGGTCATGAAATAGAGCGTCCAGAACCAGAAATATTAGAAGATTTTGTTCTAACCGAAGTAGATCTTATGGAACGATCTCCGTTCCGCTGGATAGATTTGTTCGGGAATGGGGCTTGTATGGCTGCGTCTGGGTTTAACGGTTTTGCCTTAATTGCTGACGTAGATGGGCTTTGTATTGCTATTGTGAAGAAAAAAGATGGCAAGACCAGAGTGGTTTCTATTGGAACCAAAAGACACGTTATGGCATCTGCTGATGACTTTATGAGACAGAATGAGACAGGTGATAGCGCGAAAAAAACCAAGCGTTGGCTGAATGATGCAGTTAGTATTAAGCAGCGGGAATTGTTGGCAAAAAACGGTGTGAATGTAAGCCCTATTGATTTTTCATGGACTAAATATAGAGCCGCTTGTATGCTTAATTATATTTGGAATAAGCGTTTCATTGATCATCTTGTCAATGACATAATTTTAGAAGAGAGAAGCGCATGAATAGGGGCGAGGTAAAGTTAAAGTTAGTTTTTGATGATGATGTGTTTCTTGAAGCAAATTATTTTGTGTTGTTTAAAAGTTTAGATGACCGAGAAGAGTTGAAGGACACAGTTACAGGTCTTCTTTGTAAATTGATTGAAGGCAAGGAAGAAATTTTTGAAGGGGCAGTGGTAGAGGTGGACATGCAGGGTTCAGATGAAATTTATGTGTGTGCATACGGTCCGCTATCAGAGGAGATTTTAGAATGGATACGGAAAGAGGAGTACGAGACTCTTCATTAAAACAAGTAGGAGAATTGTTCGGGATTATTGGGTGGGAAAAAAGATTTTGTGATTTAAGCGAAGAAGAAGTTATCGCAATGACATTAATATTAAAGAGAATATCAGAAGGGCTTGATGATGAATACTCTAGCACAGACCTTACAGAAATTTACTTCAGATATGGAGGCGGCAGAATCGGCCTCACCGAACAAGACATCCCTTTCTGACGCACAGAGCATCATTAAAGAGCTTGATCGGGCGATTGTAGAGAAGGAAAGCAAGCAGCCAAGGCGCAAATACCTTGGCGCTTCTTCTCTTGGCGATCCCTGCTCACGCAAGCTCCAGTATCGCTACATGAACCAACAGGTTGATGAGGGGAAAGGGTTTCCTGCAAAGACATTACGCATATTTGGCCTTGGTCATACCATCGAAGATATGATGGTTATGTACTTCAGGGACGCTGGATTTGACCTGCGGACAGAGAAGAAAGGCGAACAATTTGGGT